GGCCCTCACTGGCAAGGCGACGTGTGGGAATTCCTTGCTCTCTATCCACCGGAAACGTGGGACCTGATTATATGCCACCCCGAATGTACGTTCCTCACAGTATCGGGTTTGCATCGCAATAAGAATAATCCCGAGCGCGCAGCGAAGACCGAAGCGGCTATTGTTAACTTCGCGAAGCTACTTCGGTTGAAGTGCAAGCGCGTCTATGTCGAAAACCCGGTTGGCTGTATTTCATCTCGTATTCGTAAACCGGCACAGATTGTGCAGCCTTATGAGTTTGGTGACGACGCCTCCAAGAAGACGTGCTTCTGGCCGGGCGACTTCACAGAATATATTCGCCTTGAGCCGACTGTTCGCAAGTCTGGCAGGATTGTGATGGATATTAAGCTCGGCAAGATGATGGAGCGGTGGTCTAATCAAACCGACACCGGCCAAAACAAGCTCGGCCCGAGCGAGGATCGGTGGCTTGAGCGCAGCATCACCTACCCCGGATTCGCGGCGGCAATGGCATATCATTGGGGCGGAGCCTCAATACGGTCTGCCATGCGCTATCTTGAATTCCAGATTGAGTGCCTTACAGCGGAGATGTCTGTTGGCTAAGAAGCAGGAAGAAGGGAAGATCAAAACGTCATGCCGAGTCGTCGCTCTCGCCGCAGGCTTGCTCTTCTGGAATATAGAAGGGAAGTCGCTGAATGGCGTGCCCGATACCCTTTGCTCGCGAGTTGCTGGCGGGATCATGCTGATCGAATTCAAGGTGCCGGGCAAAGAGCCGACCGAGCAGCAGTATCTTCGGATATGGGAGCTTCGGAACCAAGGCATCATGGCGTGGTGGACCGACAGCGTTGAGGGATGGGAGCGCCTTGTCGGGCTTCGACCGGGCGGCTACGCGGTCGAGTATCCGCAAGTCGTCATGGATACGATCGACGTCATGTATGGGGAGCAACCGTGGCTCTAGTCGTCGGCGAGCTTGAGCGTCGCTTCGGCGAATCGCTCGATCAGCCTACCACTTTCCAAGAGTGGTATCGGAACACCTATGGCAAGGTGATTCGCACGCGCAAGGACCTTCACGAATTTCAGGACGAAGCCGTTCAATGGCTTTACGAGAAACCCTATAGCGGGTTGTTCGTCGATCTCGGCATGGGCAAGACCGTGATCTGCCTGACGCTGCTTGCCAACTTGCTGAAGGAAGGCTGGCGCGGCAAGGCCCTGGTGATCGCTCCGCTGCGCGTCGCCAAGGCAACCTGGCCGGAAGAGATCAAAGAGTGGAAGCAGGCCGCAGGGATAGAGCACAGCTTGATTCGCGCCGAGGACGATGACGATGAAATTCGCGCCGTCTGGAAGCTCCACTACGACCGCGAGTATAAGCGACAGCGCGCGATCGGCGAGCCACCGGCAGTCGCGGCAAGTTACGCGCGCCGCGCCGCTGCCGGGCCGCGCCAAGAAGCCAAAGAGAACAGGCGACGTCGCCAGGCGCTCGATACCGCTCATCTTCATATCATCAATATCGAACGGCTCGAATGGCTCGTCGCCTATTGGGAATACATGGGCCGCACGTTCGGGATGACCTGGCCTTACGATACGGTCATCATTGACGAGAGCAGCAAATTCAAGGACTACGGGACGAAGCGCTACAAGGCGCTGAAGAAGTGCTTGTCCAGGATCACGCGGCTCCACACCTTGACGGCATCGCCTGCCGCCGAGAGCTACCAGCATATCTTCGCGCAGATATTCTTGCTCGATCGCGGCAAACGCTTTGGCCGGTACGTCACGCACTATCTGCGCGAGTATTTCCATGAGATGAAAGTCGGGCAAGGCCGGAAATACAAGATCAAGCCGGGAGCCGAGCAGAAGATCGCAAACAAGATTGCGGATATCTGCATGGTGCTCAAGGTCGAGGACTATTACGATCAGTTGAAGATCGAGAAATTCCTGCCGATCCCGCGCCGGATCATCCTCAATGAAGATTTGATGGATCGCTATAAGGACTTCGAGCGCACGATGATCCTGAAGCTCGACGACATGCGGATCGAAGCAGTCAACGGCGCAGCGCTATTCAACAAGCTGCTTCAAATGACTGCCGGTGCTGTCTATGACGAAGAGAAGAACGTCGTCCCAATCCATGACGAGAAGATCGAAGCTCTGCGCGAGTTGGTGGATGAGCTTCAGGGATCGCCGGTCCTGGTGCCCTACTGGTACAAGTCCAGCCTAGCCCGACTTCGCAAAGCCTTCCCCGAGGCGGTGGTCATGGACAAGAGCGGGCGCTGCGTACAGCCGTGGAATGAGGGCAAGATCAAGATGCTCTTGATCCAGCCGGGCAGCGCCGCGCACGGCCTCAATATGCAGAAGGGGCCTGCCGCCGACATCGCCTGGTTCGATCTGTGTTGGAGCCGCGAGCTATACGAGCAGTTGATAGGCCGCCTGAATCGGCAGGGGCAGAAGCAGCTTGTCCGAGTCCATCATCTCATGTGTGTTGGCACCGCCGACGAAATCGTCTATGACTGCTTGATTGATAAAGGCGAGGGCCAGGATCGGCTCTTTCAATTTATCCGCGAAGCGAGGAAGCGGATAATCGCCAACGACAACGATCGGAGGACCTACCGTGTCGCAGCTTAAAATTTCTGCCGCGCTGCGTGCCAAGCTAGAGGCTCGCGGTTACTTCATCACCGGCTATCAACCGAGGGGCTGGTTTCGTCCCGGCCCGCGCAAGCTCGATCGGGTGCCGGAGCCTGGCGATCCTTGGAGCGTGACGATCCGCCGCAAGAGCTTCGCGTCCTGGGCCGATGGCTCGCTAGTCGGGCATGGCAGGGGAGACACCCCTGACGCCGCCGCCGAGGCCGCCCTGGGGGGCGGAGACGTGCGCGGGGCTATGTCGCGGCTCGGAGAGGCCCTGGACGCCCTGGTGGCCGCCCTGCGTGCCTAAAGCGCACCCCTCGCCAGCCTTGAAGGCAATGCTCGTCGAGCGCGATGTCGCGTTGTGGGATGCTGTTCACTACAAGGATCAGCATTCGACCGGCAAGAACGCCAGCAAGAAAGACCCGGTGACGGTGATCCTGAAGATACCGGAGAAGCCCGAGATGAGCTTCTACGGCAACGGCAGGACGATCGACGAAGCCGTGGTCAATGCCTTCTGCTTTCCGTACAACCGCGATCTGCTTTTGCGTGAAGGCGGATTGCGGGCGGCCATGATCCGGTTGGAAGACGAGCTATGGAAGCTATGGCTGGCGATCCACGCGAGGACTCATCACGGCAACCTGGACGATGATGATGACATACCTTTCTGAAGCTCTAGCCCGATGGGAAGAAGGACCCTACGCGATGCAAGCGATCATCGGTTGCTGCTTCGAGGACAAGCCCGGCTCTTGGTTCGTCCAGTTGCGGACGCCTGCCGACGATCTCTTCGATCAGATTGTGCTCTCAACCGGCTTCGGCCCGACTCGGGAAGAAGCGATCGAGAAGATGCGCCGCCTTGCCGGAGTTGACGACGTGATCCCCTGGGACAATAAGCCGCGCATGACATCGCGCGGGGCGGTCTATCCCAAGGCCGAGGGGTTGCTGCCTGCGATGGCGCGTTGCGGCCAGGCGATCGACCTGTTATGCTTCGAGATCAATAAACTCCATGATGAGATTTGAACAATGTCAGTTAAGGGCCGCCGGACTGATCCGGCATTCGTTCGCGGTGGTAGGCCGCCGAAGAATGACAGCGAAGTAACTTCCGAGTTGCTTGCGTCCGGCGAAGCGACTATGGCGCAGATCGCGCAGCTATTCGAAACGGATGCAAAGACCCTGCCGAAGCGCATGAAGGGGATCGTCCCCAGGGGCACCCGGCGCGGCTACAAGGTCTATCGTATCAGGGAAGCGGCGACCCGCTTGGTCGAGCCTGGTTACGAGATCGAAGACTTCATACGGCAGATGTCGCCACAAGAGCTTCCGCCGCTGCTTCAGAAGGAATTCTGGAACGGCCAGCGCGCCCGGCTCGAATACGAAAAGCAACTCGGGAACCACTGGCCGACCGAAGATGTTGTGGCCGCATTCGGCGAAGTCGCCAACACCGTGCGAATCACCCTGTTGCTGATCGCCGATGACGTCGATCGCGAGGCAGGGTTAACGGATGGACAAAGGACCATCATTCGGCGTATTATGGATTCGGCAGTAACCACGTTGAAAAACAACATGGTTGAGAAATTCACGGAGTATCATGCTAACCGCCCCGATCCTCGAAGCACGGAATCCCGAGAGCCTATCGACAACGATTGGAACATCGTGGCCGAAGAGGATGACGACGGAAACATTCTTGCTGCCGAGGATGACGAGGAAGAGGACGTCGGGATTTAGCGATCTCGGCGATCTGATTGCCAAGACGTCCGAGAAGGTTTTCGTTCCACCCCGCCGCATGACTGTCCCACAATGGGCCGATGAGTTTCGCTTCATCAATCAACCTGGCGCGTTCGTCGGCGATTGGAGTAACCGCACCACCCCGTACATGGTCGAGCCTGCCGAGATGTTGTCAAGCCCGGCGTTCAAGGGCGAAGTCTTTGCGGGTCCGGCACAGTGCGCGAAGACCGACGCGCTGATTGTTAACTGGATCGGCTACTCGGCGACGACTGACCCCCAGGACATGATCGTCTATTCGCCGACCTTTACGGCAGCGCGCGACTTCTCCATGCGTCGCGTCGATCGCCTGCATCGGCATACCGAGGAAGTCGGCCAGGCGCTCGTTGCCAATAAGGACGCCGACAACAAATTCGATAAGCACTATACCAACGGGATGCTCTTGTCGCTGTCCTGGCCGACGATCTCCGAGCTTGCCGGTAAGCCGGTAGGGCGCGTGGCGATCACCGACTATGACCGCATTGACGATGATATCGGCGGCGACGGTAACGCTTTCGATCTGGCGTCGAAGCGTACAACCACATTCGGCAGCTTCGCGATGACGCTGGCCGAGTCCAGCCCGAGCCGTGAGATCGCCGACTACAAGAAGGTGGTTACGGGCAACATGGCCCCGCCGACGAAGGGCGGCATCCTCTCGCTATACAATCGCGGCGATCGTCGGCGCTGGCATTGGCCGTGCCCTGATTGCGGAAGTTACTTCGAAGGCGAGTGGGAGCATATCAAGTGGGATCACGATCTCGAAACCAACCTTGAGCGCGCGGAATCCTGCTACCTGGAATGCCCGCATTGCGCCACGCACATTTCGCCGGACGCGCGCTTCGACATGAACCTGAAGGGCAAGTGGCTCAAAGAGGGACAGTCGATCGACGAAGACGGCGAGATCATCGGCACCGGGCGGCGATCGAACATCGCGAGCTTCTGGTTGAAGGGTGTCGCCGCTGCGCTGACGAATTGGGAGAACCTAGTCAAGAGCTACCTGGACGCTGAAGACGAATACGAATCGTCCGGCGAAGAGACGGCGCTTGCCAAATTCTTCAATACCGATATCGGCGTTCCCTATATCCCGAAGAATATCCAGAACGACAACACCCGGTCGCCCGAAGACTTGATCGGTCGCCTTGAGCCGTGGCCGAAGAAGAAGGTTCCGGCCAAGGTGCGATTCCTCTTGGGGCTGATCGACGTCCAGGCCAACAGCTTCGTGGTGCAGATCATTGGCGTTGCGCCGGGCAAGCCGTATGATCTCTATCTCGTCGATCGCTTCACGATCCGCTACAGCGATCGTCTCGATCCTTCCGCGCCGGAAGGCAAAGAGAGCTACCTTTGGGTCCAGCCGGGCGCGTACCTGGAAGATTGGGATCAGATCACCGAGCAAGTGATGAAGGCCACCTACAACCTGGACGATGCGAGCGGTCGCAAGATGGCGGTCAAGATGACCTTCTGCGATTCGGGCGGCAAGGCCGGTGTGACGACGCGCGCCTATGAGTATTTCCGCAAGATCAAATCGGAAGGTTGGCTCGGGCGCTTCCATCTCGTCAAGGGCGACGCCACACCAGGTTCGCCGCGCGCCCGAATCACCCATCCCGACGCTGACAAGAAAAGCTCGGCTGGCGCTCGCGGTGAAATCCCTGTGCTCATGCTAAACCCGACGATCAATAAAGACGATCTCAACAATAGGCTTGATGTAGTCCTGCCTGGTTACGGCATGATCCACTTGCCTTCGTGGCTGATCTCGCCAGTAAAAACCGAGGATATGTCGTGGTTCTTCGGCGAACTAACTTCCGAAACTCGGGTGCCCGGCAAGGGTTGGGAGAAAGTTGCTCGGCGAAACGAAGCATGGGACTTGTTCTACTACGCGATCGGGGCTTGCGCTTCGAGCCTTCTCAATGTAGAGAGGCTTGATTGGACTAACCCGCCGCCATTCGCTGCACCCTGGGACGACAACCCGCTGGTGATCGGGCGAGAGGCGGTAGCGGCGTTCGCTAACCAGGGCCAGGACGAATTCGACTGGAAGGCGTTTGGCAAGAGCATGGGATGAAATGATGCAGCCTGCCCTTACTGCCAGCGAGCGGATCGTCTATCAAACCCGCCTGACCCAAGCCGAACAATCCTATCACGATCTCATCACCGGCAAGGCCGTCGAGCAGTTTGTCGATCAGAACGGCGAGCAAGTCCGGTACACCAAGGCAACGGTGGCCGGGCTTCAGAGCTACATCGCTTCGCTTCGCAGCGCACTCAACCCCGTCTTCGCGGCATACAACCGCAAGCGGCCTATTGGATTTACCTTCTAATGGGAAAGCCCCGGATCAAAGTGATCACCGACCTGGTGCCGTATGAAGGCCCTGACTTCGAGCAGACCCGCCGTGGCTCCATGCCTGAAATGGTGCTCGGCGGCGCGATCGAAGGTGCCGAGCGCACGAAGCGCGAGACGATCAATTGGCAACCGTCGCGGCTCTCGCCGGATCAGGCCATCAACACCGTCAAGCCCGAGGCCGACGCGCGGGCAACCGATCTCGCCATCAATGACGGGCTGACGCAGCACGCCGTTCGCGTGAACAAGAACAGCATCGTCGGCGCGCAGTACCGGCTCAACGCCAAGCCCGACTACCGGGTGATCTACGGCGCAGACAGCAAGGCCGCGCAGGAATATGGCGAAGAGCTTGCCAGCGTGGCCGAGGCTCGCTTCAACCTGGCCGCCGAGAGCGAGAACTGCTACTTCGACGCAGGCGGCATGATGACCTTCACCGATCAGGTGCGGCTCGTTGTCGGGTCTTGCGCGCTGTCCGGCGAGGCGTTCGGCGCGGTCGAGTGGGAAGACCACGATCTGACGCGCCCGTTCAAGACCTGTATCCAGATGGTTGCTCCGGCTCGCGTGTCGAACAAGAACAACCTGGCCGACGACAATCTGCCGAACGGCTTCAAGCGTCGGCGCGGGATTATCACCAATCGGAACGGCAAGCCGTTCGCGTTCGAAGTCCGCAAGGGCCACCCGAGCGAGTGGTATGATATGAGCGCCGACGAGTGGATCACGGTGCCTGCCCAACTCGATTGGGGCCGCAAGCAAATGCTCTTCATTCGTGAGGCGCTTCAGATCGACCAGACGCGCGGCCTCTCCGAGATGGTCGCGGCGCTTTCGCATATCCGCATGACGAAGAAGTTTTCCGAAGTCACGCTTCAGAATGCCGTCATCAACGCGAGCTACGCGGCGGCGATCGAAAGCGATCTGCCGTCGCCCGAGATCGTCGCGGCGATGGGCGGCGGGCCGGAAGGCTTGCAGAAGGCGCTCGGCACCTACATGAGTATGCTGCAAAGCTATCTCGCCGGGTCCGAGAACATTGCGATCGACGGCGCGAAGGTGCCGCAATTCTTCCCCGGCACGAAGATGAAGCTCACACCGATGGGCACGCCGGGCGGAATCGGAAGTGACTTCCAGGCGAGCCTCATTCGGCACGTCGCGTTGACGCTCGGCCTGTCACCGGCTGATCTGTCTCGCGACTTTGCCCGCGTCAACTACTCCGGCCTGAAGGGCGAGCTTGCCATTGCCGAGCGCGACACCAGCGTCCGCAAGAAGGCATGGGCGGATCGTTGGGCAACCGGCGTCTATCGGCTGTGGTTCGAAGAAGAGATGGGTGCAGGCAACTTGCCGCTGCCCCCAGGCCGCAACCGGACTGACTTCTATCGCCCGTTGATGAAGGACGCCTATACGCGCTGTTCCTGGATCGGCTCGGGCCGTGGTCAGATCGACGAGCCAAAGGAAACCGCTGCCGCGCTGGCGCGGATCGACGGCGGCCTCTCGACCTATGAGGACGAAGCCGGGCGGCTCGGTAAGGACTACCGCGAGATCATCGCGCAGCGGGCCAAGGAAGAGCGCCAGATCGCCGCCGCAGGGGTGGTGTTTCTTCGCTCTTCCGCGCAGGCAACCTTGATCGCCGCGAGCGAAGCCGCCGATCGTGCCGACGCGGCGCAAGCAGCACAGGACGCACAGCCACAACAGGATCAGCAGCAATGAGCCTCAATAGTCCAATGATCGCCACGCTTCAGCGCATGTCAGGGCGCGAGATGCTGATTAACGCCGACACGGCAGATCAGTTTCTTTCCAACCTGACGCGCATGTCGGGCGTCCAGCAAGCCGAGATAGCGGGCTTGGAAGCAACTTCGCGTGAGCAGCTTTGCCTCGCTTACGGGATCGACGATCCGCGCGATACGAACGATCGCAAGCCGTTCGTCTATCAGGATGGGATCGCGGTTATCCCGGTGCATGGCACGCTCATCAATCGTTTCAACTCGTCATGGGGTTTTGTCACCGGCTACAACTTCATCCGGCGTCAACTCAACCTGATCCTGGATGACGAAGATGTCGAGACGATGATCTTCGACGTCGATTCGCCAGGCGGGGAAGCGTCGGGGTGCTTCGAGCTTGCCCGCGAAATCCTTGCCAGCCGCCGCGTCAAGGCATCCCTGGCAATGGTCGATTCGCTGGCGGCTTCGGGAGGCATGGCCCTGGCCGGAGCGGCGACGAAGATGTATGCGATCCCTAGCGCGCGGATCGGCAGCATCGGCGTCTATCGGCAGCACGTCAGCGTCGAAGGTGCCCTGGAACGCGATGGCGTCAAGGTGACGTTTGCCGTGGCCGGGGATCACAAGATCGACGGCAACCCCTATGCAGCTTTGCCCGATAGCGTCCTGAAAGATTGGACGACGGACGCGAACAAAACCTGGGAAGATTTTATCGACCTGGTTGCAGAAGCACGCGGGTTGGAGCCTGCCGCCGTGCGCGAAACACAGGCTCGTATCTATCGCGCTGACGAAGCCCTTGCATTAGGGTTAATCAATGCTGTAAAGACCACCACCGAGGCTGTTCCGGCATTCGTCGCTGAAATGGCTGATTCCGAACCACTCGACGAAGAGGAAGACGAAATGACCGAAGCTACCACGAAGGGCAAAGGCGCGGAAGTTGCTTCCGTCGTCGATTACGACAAGATCGGTGCGATGATCGGCACCGCCGTATCGAGCGCGATCGGTGGTCTGACCCGATCGCAGAATATCACCGCGCACGGCAAGGCCAAGGGCCAGGCTGCGCTCGGGGCCAAGCTCGCAGCCAATGAGGCGATCTCCGAGGCCGACGCGATCGAGATGATCGACGCCGCTTCGGGCAAGGTCGCGCCGATCGGCGAGCTTCCGATGAAGAAGAAGAAGGGCAAGACGGCCAAGGCTGGCGATCCCGCCGACGAAGACGATGACGACGACGCCGACGAAGACGATGACGGTGATGAAGACGGCGAAGACGATGACGGTGATGAAGACGGCGAAGAGCAGGCGCGTTCGCGTCGGCAGCGCCAGAACGTCGGCGGTCGGCGTCAGCGCGGCGATAACGTCAACCACTTCGACCGGGCAATGCGCGGCACTCGTCAGCCCAAGGTTGGCTCCGGCGACGGAGACGGCGAGAAGCTGACCGGCGACGCGGCTGCTACCGCACAGTTGCTCGGCGATTATGCCGCGCACACGGGCAACGACCTTCGCAAGAAGAACGCGGCGTAAGCCGATCCACGCAGCGCCGATCCCCAGGGACGGCAAATAGGAGTTACGAATATGGGTGATGTCATCCTTGCTGGCGGGATCGAAACCGTTGGCTCTTGGGAACCAATCCAGCTTTACGCTGGCGAATCCACCAACGGTCGCACCACGCAGGGCACCGTTGGAGCGGGCCAGGTGCTCGGCAAGCTGAATGCGCGCAACGAGACGTTCAAGTTTCCCGTTGTCGCACTCGTCGGCGGCTTGCTCGTCGCCTGGGACCCGCTTTCGAGCGGCCAGGTGGCCGACTATTTCACCGGCACGCTGACGATCGCCAACGCGATCCCGGCGAACAACGACACGGTGACGGTCAATGGAACGACCTTCACGTTCAAGACGGTGCCGGACGCTGACGAGCCACTGGAAGTGTTCGTCGGTACGACGGTGACGGAAGCTGCCGTCAATCTTCGCAAGGCGGTCAATGCCTATCGCAACGAATTCGCCAATCCGCCGGTCACGGCAACGAATGCGGCAGGCGTGGTCACGTTCCGAGCTTTGAGCGCCGTCGCGCTTGCCAAGGTCTTCGCGACCGGGGCGAACGGGACTGTCTCGGGCGCGGCGCTGGCAGGCGGTGATATCGACGCAGCGGAATTCGGTGGGGCCGCCCGGCCTTACGGCATTCTGCCGCACGCGCTGGATACGTCGGCGACCGGCTACAACGCCGCCGTCGATAGCCCGGTGCTGATTGGCGGCGACTATAACTTCGACGCCTTGGACTTGCCGCTCGGCACCACCTATGCCGAGATCAAGGCCGCCTTCGCCCGTACCGACATCAACATTCAGCAGCTTTACTAAGCCGCGCCGCCCGTTGTGCTAGGGACCGACTAGCCAAGCAAATAACAGGAGATAATTCGAAATGGCTTTTGATCTCTACACCACGGCGACGTTGCTCGGAGTGGTCCGCGTAACCCCGATCGAATCGAGCTATTGGCTCGACAACTTCTTCGGTCGCCAGCTTACCTTCGACACCGAACAGATCATGTTCGACCGGATCGAGACGAATCGCCGTCTTGCCCCGTTTGTGTCGCCGGTTGTCCAGGGCCGCGTCATGCGGACCCAGGGCTACGAGACGCGCGCCTTCCGGCCTGCGTACTCGAAGCCCAAGCACATTGTCGATCCCAACCGCATGTTCGCTCGCGGGATCGGCGAGGACATCGGTGGTTCGTCCAGCCCGGCACAGCGCTGGAACGCGGCGGTGGTCGAGAATATCCGCGAAGAGCGCGTCGCGCTTCAGCGGCTCTTCAACTGGATGGCAGCAATGGCCGTCATCCACGGCAAGGTCACGATCGCGGGTGAGGATTATCCGACTCAGGTGGTCGATTTCGGTCGCGATCCGTATCTGACGCGCGTGCTTCTCGGCACCGCTCGTTGGGGTGAGGCCGACGCCAAGCCGCTCGACGACATCAAGGAATTGCGTACCCGCGCGTTCCAGAAGTCCGGCAGCGTCATCACCCGTCTGACGATGGGGATCGAAGCGTTCGACCGCTTCTACGAAGACGAGTCGGTCCAGAAGCTCTTGAAGACCGAGCTTGGCGCGATTCCTCGCACCAGCGACTCGGTCCTCTCGGCGATGGGATCGACCGACACCCCCTACGAATATCGGGGTGTCCTTCAGGGCGCGAACGGTCAGGGCCGAATCGAAGTCTATACGTACAACGAGCAGTACGAAGACCGCGATGGCGTCACTACCAACTATATGTCGCCGCTCGATGTCGTCGGCACCGGCCCTGGCATTCAGGGTGTGCGCTGCTTCGGTGCGATCCGCGACAAGCGCGCGGGTCTTCAGGCTCTCCCCATTTTCCCGAAAATGTGGGATCAGGAAGACCCGAGCGTCACCTACACCATGTCGCAGTCGGCACCGCTCATGGTTCCGGCCAACACCAACAACAGCTTCCGTATCGTCGCCAGCGACGGTCTGTAAGCGCTTCGTCGGGAAGGGCGGGGATCGCTCCCCGCCTAACTCGTCGAAGTAACTTCCATTGACGAAGAGGACAGTCCCATGCCGAAGCGCGTACCTACCATCTCCACCGTTGTCATTCGTGATGGCAAGCGTGTGGCGGTCGAGCCGAACAAGGCCTTCAACTTCACCCAGGACGAAATCGACCAGGTGACGGCAATCCACCCTGGCGCGCTCCGCAAGCCCGTCAACGAAACCGGCACGGCGGAACAGG